AAGCAACGGAGATAGTGAGTTAAAATGGTTCAGTTTCAGCAACAAATTGCCGCCAGTCTTGATGATACTTACTGTGAAAGTTCAGCAAATCATCCAACCGAAAATGGAGCAAACTTTGGACTTAATGCAACATACGTTGGTAAATCCCCTACTTATCATTATTTGGATGCTTTTCTTCGGTTTTTATTGAATATTCCAAAAGGCTCAACGATAGACTCAGCATATTTAACGCTTCATGCTTATGAGGATGATACAGCTGATTTTATAGCATTCATAAATTACACAGATGAAGATGATGCTGCAGACTTCAGCATTAATCCTTACGGCAGACCCTATGGAGGAACGAATGTTCCTTGGACTGTGCCCGATTTTACTACATGCCAAAATATTCAAACCGTTGACATTAAAAGCCTCATCCAAAGCTTCATTGACCGTGCAGGCTACAACGAAAACAACCACATAGCCATACGAATCAATAAAGGAGATGCAGGAGCACTTGAATATCGTTGGTTTAATCAATGGGATTCTGGTGCTAACGCTGCAATTCTCACAATTAATTATACACCTCCAGGCGCTCCTCCAGCTGGCTACTCTTACAGCGACGGTTTAGTCTCAATTCAAGTAGGCGGATAAAATGACTACAAAAATCGGTTACAGTCAAAAATAAGGCGATTTTTTTAATCCTTCAAATTTTCTACTTATTTTTTTCTACTATTTTCCGAAGTAGTTAATTTTTAGGGTATTTTTTAAAGGCTATTTTTTGACGGGAATTTGTTAAATGTTGCTTCTTTCTAAGTTTTATTCACTATTCGTGGAGCCACAACACAAACATGCCATATACAACAGCTGCCAAAATTAAGGAAGTTCTCCAAATCACTGAGGCAACATGGGATACTGAAATAACTAATTGTATCACTTCCGCAGATGCCCTAATCGACAGCATCCTAAAGTATTGGGGTTTCACGGTTCCTCTTGCCACAACTCCCCAGAATATTGATGATGCGAGCAAACATTTTGCAGCTTGGATGTTTAGGCGAAGGCGAGACCCTGCTGGCGCTCAGGTGTTTTGGGATGAAGGAGACAAGTTTCTTAGAGCCTACATCGACGCCGAGAAAAATCAGCCTTACCTTGGGATGGCGTAAAAATGGGAACTCCAATTATCCGTGTAGATGATACAAAACTGCAATCTTGGCTTCGGCAGGAGCCTGAACGTGAAGCGGAATCACTACGACTTTTCCAGGAGGAAGGATCCTTGCTCGTTATGGCTGAGATGCGACAGCAAGTTCCCATCCGCACCGGCTTTTTGCGGGAAAGCATTACTACGAACCTGACGCCTCAGGGTTTCACAGTTTATCCTTCAGCCCCTTATGCCAAAGCAGTAGAGGAAGGAGTGGGTCCACACACAATTTTCCCGGTGAGAGCCAAGGTTTTGCGGTTTGAAACTGAGGCTGGCGCCATAATTTTTACGAAGTATGTGAAACACCCAGGCTTCCCAGGGCGATTCTTTGTTAGAAGAACAGCTGAAATAGTTCGAGAACGCTTGGCAGAGTTAATGCGTCAAATTCTTGGGAGAGTGTATGCTCATGGCTAACCCAAAAGCAATCAGAGACCAAATAATCACAATATTGATTGCAGCCGATCCGAAAAACGGCTCCAATATAAGTGTTAAGAAATGGTTTAAGGCGGAACCTCCTCGTAGTCGTTGGCCTGGTTTTCCTTGGGGTTTTGTTGAAGCTACTTTAGGACCGCAGGATCCGCCTGTGGGCACTAAGGCTCAAATTTTTGATAGATTTTACGTTGTTGTAGTTGACAAGCATATTGATGCTGAAAAAGCAGATGATAGCGTATTAGAGTTTGTGGATTCTGTTGAAGCTGCTCTCGACGACGACCCGAGTATAGGCGCGTTGGTTGCGTTTTCTTGGGTTACCAATCGTGAGAAACAAAAATCATTCATTGAAGGCGACTACAGCATGGTCGCGGTTAGACTGACTTTAGCTACCCGAAGGAGAGAATGAAAATGGAGAAAGAAATGAAAGTTGACGGAAAAACGTTTGAAGCCCGTTGCCAAGGATGCCCGTCGATGCTTGCTTTCAATCGGCGAATTGTTGGCAAGAAAGACGAGGTTACTGTAACCTGTGGGCTTCTCTATTCAGATTGCGAATTGGTTAAAGAGGAAAAAGAGGTGAAAAAGAGTGGCTGATACACGTTATATTGGTTTTGGAAAAGAGTCAGTTTATGGAACACCAGTTGGAGCAGGACGGTATATTGAGTCTACGGAAGACATAAAGCCGACACAGGGATGGATTATTCCGTCGCCTATTGCATCTCGTGGTTATCGCAAAAGAAATCTCGGCGCATTCAGATGGCGTGGTCCAATCGGTCCGTTTTCACTTGAACCTGAAAACGCCGGAGAATTTATGATTAGCGTTCTGGGAAGCGTGACAACGACCAATCCCTACAGCGGCGTTTATTTACACGTATTCACGCCTGCTGACACTTTACCAAGTTTAACAATACGCATAGGTGCGGAGCAAACTGAGAGACTTCTGCCAAGTTCGCTAATTGACAAATTGGGAATTAAATTTGAACACGGTCAAGATATCAAGATTCAACCTGAAGTCGTAGGTGGTCGAGTGCTTGAGGGTTCATACGCTTTGGGAACTCCTACGTTTTCAAGTTTGCAAGCCTTTCAATCGGTAGCAGACTATGTCAAATTTGCTGGAACGGATTATAAAGGCGAAGTTTACGCAGCAGAATTAACAATCGACAACAAGATCCCATTAGAGAAAGGTAACGTTGCCACTCGATTCTTTGACATAAAACGTTACGGCGAAAGAAAAGTCACGGGAAAAATAAGCGCATACTTTGATTCCATGCATGAAAGAGACCGTTTCCTTGCAGGGTCTGAATTCCTCTTTGAAGCAATGTTCAAGGGTCCACTCATCGTAGGCAGTTACTACTATGAGTTTTACCTAATAGCCCACAAATGTGTTTACATAGATGATGGCACCCCACATATTAAACCGAAAAATGAACCGCTCGTCATTGACGCCCCGTTCCAAGCATTCTGGGATAAAGACTACAGCATACCAAGCGATGTCTTGTTAAAACTTCAGAACACTATTCCAAGTTATTAGAAGGCTGGAAAAGTGAAGAAAAAAATCGACAACACCGAATACGAAATAATACCTATTCCTCCATATCTTTCACCATACAACGCTCGAATCAGCGAATTATTACAAACGAAATCAAAAAACTTCCAAGAAGCAGAGGAAATTAGCAAAGAAATTAAACAACACATGGAAAAATTACTATCTGAAACAGTGAAACCCAACCCGCCAATAGAACATCAAACGGCCGTTTACAATGCATTAATCGATATAACTAACGCCACCATTAAACAAGCAGAGTTTTTTCGCAAAAATAAAGGACTCAACCCTACAAAAAGCGGCACAGTTAGCATTAATTCTACATAAAAGACCCAGTGAAATTCTCAAACTAAAGGGAAACGAAACATGGTTACTCGAAGTCGACTACCAACTTATAATGTACGCTTTGGAGAAAATGTCGACGGGAGAAAATGAAGTACCCGACGAAAAAATTAAGGAAATGAAAGAATGGCATCGCCAGAAGTCACAATCCAAGCAAACCTCGAAGGCGTAGAGCAAGTTACTGCAGGCTTTAATCAGATGGGCGAAGCAGCGGGCACCATGGGGTCTAAAGTAGGTGCCTCCTCAAATCAAATGGAAATTGGCTACAGACGTTTAGCCATGACAACGGCTGGCTTGATAGCGAATTCTGTGCAGCTCGGTGACATTATGTCTCGGATGGCTACTGGGCAAATGGATGTTGGCAGAGGCGCTGTCATGCTTGCCATGAATTTCCTACAGTTATCGTCTCAACTTTACCTTCTCGATTCGGCGTATAAAACCAAGATTTCGACTCAGTTAATCTCCATCGTTGGAGACATCAAAGAAACCGCAAGCTCGACTGCACATGCTATAGCTGAACATGCTCGACAAGCCGCGATTTGGATCACAGATTTAGCCCACAAAGCGAAAATCACTTCCCAAGTGACCTCAATTGCCTTAGACGCTAAACAAGTCGCTGGAGCAGTAGCACACGCCGCAGCCGAGGGAATCCGACAAGCCGCTATATGGGCAACGGTGATAGCTGAACATGCTCGAGCAGTCGCTCATGCCATAGCCAATGCTTTGTCTGGACCCGTCGGATGGGCGATTCTGGCGGGGGCAGCTGCTGCAGCAGCGATAGGTATAGGGATGGCCGCTTCAATACCGAGCAAACAATATGGTGGGTTGGTGACAGAGACTCGTCCTTATCTGCTTCATGAAGGCGAGTTTGTAATACCAAAAGAAACTGTCCATGAGATTTCACCTTTTGTTGTGCCCAAAGAAACTCATATTTCCATAACAATCAATGAATCTCGCACACCACGGGAAACAGGTGACGCTGTGGTTGATGCACTTCGGCGAGCTGGGGTGGTTACGTGAGTGAAATTGCGCCAGTTAAATGTCTTATTGAGGTTTTTCCACAGCCAGGTTTCTTTGATGATCATTTCTGTAAGGGTTGGACAGTTATTTCAGGGGATAAATACAATGATGGCGATTTGTCGTATTTTGGTGGTAACCCATCAGCGGCAGGAAATTTTGAGAAAACCGTCCCAAATTTGAACACGAATGTCTACACTAAATTGCAGGTTCGATGTGTAGATTCCACAATCAGATGGTATCTTGGTGTTTATGATGGAGCCACATGGGTTAATGTAATCGTTAAAAATGCTGGAGAAACAGGATTTTTTGAAGGTAACATGCCAGCTGACAAAGTTATAAGCAAAATTCGGGTCCAAACTGATAGCGTAGGGTACGATTATTGGACATGTCTTGACTACATCGCTATATGCAAAAGCACAGTTTTAACTCCTATTTTGTCTGGAGATGTTGTTGATGAACATACAATCACCAGACCCTTACTGAGTCAGGGTATAAATGGTGCCCGACTGACAATTACTAATTTTAATGGGGAAAACACGGGCAAAATCAAACCTCACGATGTAATCATAATTTGGCTTGCACGAGATAGTGTCAACTTAGGCGACCCAGAATACAAAGCGTTTGGCGGGCGTGTCGTAAACCCAACATATTTTGCGAAGGGGCAAGGCGCATTTTTCATAAAGTTGGATTGCCACGGACACGCCTACGAATTAATTAATCCGCCAGCCCTCCTACAAAAATTGTACACTGCAACAAACGGAAGAACAATCATTGAAGATGCCTTAGCCTTAGCCAGTTATGTAACAAGGCATCCTATTAATTCCAAATGGTTTAACGCTGGAGGAGCCAGCGGATCCACAGATGACAGAATCAACAGTACCCACGATTGCGAATACGATGAAGTTATACCAAAAACAGTCATAGACGAGATCTGCGATAAGGCGAGCAATCCAGTAGGCGTAAAAGGCTTTGACATCGTGGAGATGCCAAGCGGCGTACTTATTGGGCATTTACGCAACAGCTTAGACTTCACTTCGCCCATAGCCAGTATCACGCCAGAAACCTACAGCAAAAGCGAAGATGTACACCGAGTAAAAAACAAAATTAAAATCTACGGAGCTAAAGAAAAAGCCTATCCATCAGATAAAGATGCTTGGACAGAGTCATTGACACCTGCAGATGGTTCATGGAGTGCTGGCGGGGGCACTATGGATATTTCTTTTGATACATCAGCGAAAATAAAGGGAACAGGTAGCATAAAACTCAATGTTAATACTGCAAATTATTACGGAAGAGCGGTTTTCACATTTAACAGCGGAAAAGAACCAGATTGTGGCGGTTTTCGAGATGATTATGCAAATGTTCAGTTTCAAATAGATATCTCCACAAATTATAGTGGCGAATTTACGCTAATTTTGGAGGACGATAGTGGACGTTGGGCTGCAAAAGAGTTAAAACTCTCATTGGGAAAGTGGATTCTCGTAGATTTACCTTCAAGTAGAAAAAAAGCTGATGCGTGGTCTGGGAGTCAGATTGCAAACTTTAATTGGGGAAAAATAAAAAAACTCATATTTGACTGTCATTTTAGTGGCACAGGAACAGGCGCCTTCTGGATTGACAATCTATTCTTTAATCAAAGGCACTTTGAAGGTTCTGCTGAAGATGCTACAAGTCAACAAAATTATGGTGTTCGATGCCCAGAATCTGAAATTGATGAGAGCCTAAGAAATGATGCTGAATGTACAGCACGAGCAACAGCATTAAAAGATTTTCTTAAAAACCCTGTTACCTCATTGGAGAATGTTCTTGTTGACGGAGACTATTATTATAATCCTGGGGATAGGCAACGCGTTATTGTGAGCAACGACAATTACGATGTTTACTCCCGCATTGTTGAAATCCAACATAAAGTTGTTGGAGTGACTTGGGATGCAATTCTTAAACTTTCAGATGAACCACAATATCAAGAACATATTTTCAAAAAAATAACCACAAATATCCTACTTCTGAAGAGGGTGGGTTAAGATGTTTTCCGAAAGATTAACACAGCAGTTACGATACTTGCGAATGCTGCGATCACAGCGAAAACAGCTCCTACGACCTGTGGCAAATACCAAGCCCACTGATATTTATCTAAAAGCGCCATATACTTCGTCATGTCAACAGAAGAAATCTTGGCGTCAGCAGCCATTCTCAACAAATCCGTATAAAACGCTGACATTTGAGACGAGAGTATCACGCCAAAAAATACTGCGCAAATCAAGGCAACGATTAATACTCC